TGGCGTATTACCCATAACCCCAAAAGGACGGCTTGCCATATATTCTTGCGTTTTGCGTAATCTCTGCTCACCGCGTTTTTTGCTGATATATGCAATAGCTCGCTTGGTGGCTTGTTCAACGACTCTATAATCAACCTCATCACGTTTAAGGTGTTTGCACAATATGGTATTGACCTGACTACGCAATTGGTTTTCTGTAGTGGCTGGTGTGATTGTTAAGGCCAACTCCTCTAAAACATGGTTGATTGTCGCTTCGCTCATCTCCCCTCCCCCTCCTTTTTTTATAAAAGGGTTGTTAAATGACTTAGCATAACCAAACATGTGCGCTTTTGTCACATTACTTACAATATTTAGAGTCTTATTTATATATATATTACTATAGAGTTTAGTGTCTGTATGACATGGTTTTGTAAAGCATAGAAGCTGCAAAAACGAGGTAAGTAGCATCATGGTTTTTTTGATAGCAGACGGCGATAAAGTGATTCTATAAAAAACAGGAGCAAAATTATTTTTACGCCCGTTTGTGTTGTTACACTTATAACGCTCCAACCAACCCAGCTCAATAAAATGATTTACAGCCCTAAAATATGTTCTTACCGTAATATTTGCCCGCTCGGCTATTGTTTCAGCTTTAGCAGATAACCAAATCTTGTCCCCAAACTCATAAGCGCGTGGGCTGCCTTGCTGTGTAGTCTCAACCGTTTTAGCTAATGTACATAACGCACCCCATACTTTTTGATAGGCTGGGGATAACTTGTTAAAGGTGTAATTATCCACTGTTCCGACTTGCTCGGCAGGGTTAAACGCATAACGTTTTTTAGCAGAATTATATAACTGGGTTTGCTTATTACCCAAAGGTTTACAAACAGTTGATTTGTGTGTCTCTTTGTGGTAATCTTTATTTATACAAATAGAGACTAATTCTGTTAGACTTTTATACATGTTTTACAACTGTCCTTTCGTGGGGATTAATTTTGTAAAAATTTTTATACATGTTTTAACTGTCCTTTCGTCGGGCCTTTTAATTGTGTAAAGACTTTTATACATGTTTTAACTGTTCTTTCGTAGACTTTTATACTCTGTTTGTTGCCCCCCACCGGCTCGGTAAGTTAGTAGAGGGTTTAAAAATTTATGACAAGTATAGTTGAAATAACTACGCTTGTCATTTTTTTTAATCTTGTTTTTCACACCTGCAAAAATACTTCATTTTATAAATCGTACGACGGTTTACAGGTATATGCGTAAGCTTGCTGTAGCAAATCTCACACCGCTTTACGGCAGGCGGCAGATTGACCACCTTAGCTCGCACTAATCTTTTAGGTTTATTGTTCTCCAAATTCTTCATGGAACGCCTTTAACAAAAGTAAATCTTTACTGTTTTTGAGATAGTGTTTGTTATCCGCAACCCATCGTTGTAATTTTCCAACCGCTAAACTGCCCGCGCCGTACTTATTGCCTGAGCGTATGCGTAACCAATGCGTTCTTGAAATACCTATCTCAGCACATGCATCTTGACTAGATATGATTTTACCGCGTATAATCGCTAAGAAAATTGGTTCAAAATTATATCCTGTTACTGTTCCAGAATATGGGCCTTTGCTGTTCATATGTGCTTTCATGATATAATGTTCTTGTTATATATAGTATACTATAAAATCAAAAGGTGTCAATATGTTTAGATTAACAGATTTACAACTAGTTCCACACATCAGCGATGCAGACTTTCGCGAGCAAATTGAAAAAGAGATTTTGAGTCAAGAGCAATTGGATGAGAAGCTCAAAAGTGGTGAGGCTCAGCCGTTAAGGTATGGCGTTGCTAGTGTCGTGTATCACGAGGGTGACAAATCAATTACAATCGATAATATTTTAGTTACCATTTACCACCAAGCAGTAAGTTACAGCCTGCCTATTAACGCAGGTTTTACTAACGCAGGTACACAACAAGTTTTACAAAATTACATTGTCAGCGAGCTAGTACGTCGCTATAATGTGATAGTTGATTCAGACAAGCCTGCAATCGAAGCAGAAGTTTTGTCGTAATGACTTCCTCCTCCTATTTAAGACCCCTAACGCCTCACAATGTTGGGGGTTTTTTGTTGACAAACTAGTTTGTTTAGGTTAAGATTAGTTTATAATAGTGAAGGAAGTATTATGTTACCAACTAAATGTTTTCTATGTAATCCATTAGTTCGAGAATATGCAGTAATTCATCTTTGCGAGGACTGTAAAACCAAAGACTTTAGGGATCTTAAGCTTGAGATTCTGATCCGCAAAAACCAACTTCAATCCAACGAAATGGCAGAGTATAATGGCTGTTAATTTTGAGTTATCAAGCCTCGACACTGGCGAGTTATATAAAGCGCTTGCAAAAGCACAAGTCAACTTTCAAATTTGCACCAAGGACGCAGACAACCCCTTCTATAAATCAAAATATGCCCTGTACGAAGATTTACTACGTGCTAGTAGGGCAGCATTAGCCGAGCAAGGTTTATGCGCTATAAGCAAAGTTTTACATATAGATGGCGATGTGTATTCACTGCTTGAACTGCATCACGGAGCAAGCCAGCAGTTTACTCGTTGTTGGCAAAAACTAGAGCCTACAAAACGAGACATGCAAGGATTTAGTGGAGCGCATTCATACTGGCGGCGCGTGATGTATCGTGATTTAATAGGGATAATTTGTTCAGACGAGGACGACGATGACGGAAATTATGCTGCTAATGTTGTTTTTTCTAACAATCAAGGTGTTATTAATAATGACATGTTAGCTCAACTGCAAACACTGGTAGACGATCAATTGACGGCTAAAATTTGCGACCACTACAAAATCAGCAACTTAGCACAGCTTAAACAAAGTGATTTTGCTAGTTTAATAAAACGTCTTAAAAACTGATTCCTTTATAAACTCCCCCGCGCATCTTTCATTAGACGGCGGGGGATAAAGGTTAAGGCTTTTCAGGACTCTCAGGTGTGAGATCTACATTTAGCCCCGTTACTTTATGTAACACTACTTCGACAACTTCTTCAACTTGGTTGTCGTCTTTATAGTCTGGTGTGCGTGATTTATACACAGCAACACCGCCTATAAGAGAACCTACAAGTAGTATTTTTGCTATTAGTGATAGTTCCAACATATTACTCCTCAATTTGTGTTTCTAGTGGATACGCGGGTTTATAGTCTGGCTGAACAAATACAAGCTCAGCAAACGAACTTTTATTGCTTGGTAGGCTTTCATATCGTTGTTGTAAAATCGGCAACCAGTGAGCAAATAATTGGTCAAATGATTGGTCTAGTTTTTGACTAATGACCCATGCCACACGCCGCTCCATATCAGCTACAAACAAATCAGGTTTGACGTTGTCTTGGATGATTTTTTGTTGAGTTGCATCTAGTTCATATACTTGTGTTTGGTCTACATAAAATTTCATAATAATCCTTTAAGATAATAGTTGTCCACAGAAGTATGTAGAAACAGTGGTTAATATGTCAGCTGTATCACCAGCACCATTACTAATTTGAATTTGTACAGATACAGTATCTGCAGCAGCTAGGTTGGCAATAATTGTTCCTTGGAAAGAGCTTACAATCCCATAGCCAGAGGCAAAAGGATTTTTCAAATCGTTTTGCGTAAAAACACCTCCGTTTACAATAAATTGCATGAATCCTGCAGTCATGGCAGCGGTGATATTATCTACTCGTACTTGAGCATAAAACATATATTTACCCGCTGCTGGCGCCGTGTATATTCCTGTTGCAGGGTTGTAACCGTTAGCTACATCAAAGCGCTCAGTATTAAACTGCACTGTATAGACAGCTCCAGCTCCAGTAACGTCTATTTGGTCTGCACCACTATAAGCATGGAAGCTAGCTTGCAACGGCAGATTAATTTGGTTATTTGCGATAGTCCATGTAAAGAAGTTGCCGGCACCACCGACGCCGCTTCCGCTCGTCATAGCTAATTGTTGTGTGGAGGTATCAAATCCTATACTGACAGCATTAAATCCATAGTTAACAAATCGCAGATATGGATCGCCGCCTGTTACTAATGCCTGACTTGACACACTGCATTCTATCTGAGATGAACTACCAGCTGTAGTAGTATTATTAATAACTCTAATCCCATCAAATAATGCACCTGGTGCATTACCGAAAAACTCAGCTGCATAATTACCAGTACCAGCAAATCCGTTTACGCGAAGCGCGGTTCCTGCTGCTGCAGGCGCATTTATAGTTACCAGTCCATCGGCACCTAAAACCATACGTTGGCCAGTAGTTCCAGCTGTTGACGTTGTCCACCAATCATGACCACCTGACACATAATTTGCGCCAACGTTAGTAGAAAATATACGATATAACGCAGCCGTACGATTAGTATCAGCAAAACCAGTTCCATTAAGTTGATATATAACGTCGTTGGCTACTATAATACCACCAGCACGGTTTTTAAATGCGTTAAAATATACTGGTTGCGCATCAACGGAGCTTTGTACTGCTTGATACGAGCCAGCACCGCCGTTAGCTTGAGTAACAGAAACACCTCCAGCATTACTACCAGCAAATGAAGCAGCTAATGATCCAGCAACTGCGGTAGCAGTTAATGCATCGCCAGACACTGGGGCGCTAATGGTCACGTTACCATCAGCACTTACAGTCATCCTTGTAGCTATAGCAGCAAATGTGGTAGGACGTGTTCTAAATTGTAAAGAACCACTGACCGACGCACCGTTTACCGTTTGGGCTTGCGCTCGTATGTCAGCCGCTTCAATGGCAGTACCACCTTGGAAGCCTCTAAACTCTAAACGACCTATATCGTCAGACGCTTGTACATCTGCTGTACCAGCTCTACTGCGTGTAAAGTGAACGTGAGGACTATTAGTTGCCGTAGCGTTTGCAGTTCTTAAGTTTATGTTTGGCGATGTTTGATTGTTAACAACCACCAGCGTAGTTTCATTTGCAGCTGGGTCACTAATACTAACTTGCCCGTTTTGACCAATGGTCATAGCTAATTGTGTACCAGTACCAAAGCTAGTGTTAAATTGCAGCTCAGACGGCACGTTAGCAGCTGGAGCGCCAACAGCCTGGCAATAAATATAGCTAGCTGATTTATAAGTGCTTGTTCCAGCATCATAACCAGACCATAGTACTTGCCCTAACAAATCAAGCGCAGCAACTGATGCAAAGTTATTGCTTTTTCTAAACTGGATCAGTGCAAATTCGCCCGCACCATTATTATCGTTTCTAAAACTGTTATATGACATCAGTACACCTCATAATTTGTGCCGTTATACAATATTCTTACTGAGCCAAACGACGCATTGATAATGTAATTTGCTGCTGTATCAATAGTTTTACCACCAACAAGAGATTGAATTGTAATTGGATTGATATTTGCTTGGCCAGTTCTATCTTTGATAATCCAGCTCTCGCCTTGAACAACACCAGCAGACGGTAAATTAATTGTTATAGCTCCACCGCTTGTATCACAGCTAATAAATTCAGTTGTTACAGATGCTGTATATGGACTATTTGCAAAAGCAATAGCAACATAACTTATTATTGGCGATGCATTAACCGTTAAATTTAAAATATTACCAGCACCATTCGAAAACGTTAGGTTTCCGTTAGTGCTATTCAAAATAATATTATTTGTTGCATCTGGTGATATAGGGGGTGCAACAAGAGTACCAACGTTAGACCCTTGAAGAGTCTCAACAACCGTACCAGGAGGATAGACTCCACGGTTTAATATTCCACTTTGTGACATATTATACCCCTGCGTAAATAACAGTTAGATAAATAGCACCTGAAGTTGAATCTGCTGCACCAGCTCTTTTTGCAAAAAATCTTGTGCCTGTAGCAAACTGTAATGTTGAAGCTTGTTCGGCTTTGTTGCTACCTAAATCATATAACACGAAGCCATTAGCAGGAATAAAATCCATATCTGTAACTCCATCTGCAGATATTAATATATTAATATCTGTTTCATTGCTAATTTTTATAATACGCGCAGGTTGTGTTAGTGGTGTGCCTATTGCCAAATAAGCATTAGATATAGGCGTAGTACCAGCCAAGCTTCTTAAAGCTTCAAACCTCGCCCTTATTGTCGTATTTAACATAATTTTTCCTAGTCAAATAAATCTGGTTCTCGCAAAGAATAACTCAACATATGTGCCAGCTCGTCCATAGCTTGTTGTAATTCAACAGCTGTGGTGTCTACTGGCACATAAAATTTAAAATCTTTGCTGTTAATTGTAAGTTCGACGCAAAGATTGGTTTTCATGGGTTATATTTGTCTTACAATAAAATACTCAACTGTACTTGTGTCTAAAGCATTAGTCGAGGTAATTGTAAAACTAGCACCAGCAGCTATAGCGTATGACAAGATACCTTGGGTACCACCTGGCAGACTTACACTTAAGAATATTTTATCGTTGGCAGTTATGTTTGTGTTGTTTACAGTTACAGTTCCAGCAGCCAATACTGCTTGACCAATAAAGTCAGTTACAGCACCGCCTTGAACAGCTAATGTCTGACCTGCTTCATTAATTTGAAGGGCGCCACTATCTGTTATAGTAACTTTTACGGTAAGAGTTGCGGCTCCAGGAGTTCTTGTATTAAAACGCAAATTTGATGAAATTAGTCCTAATCCAGCATTTACATCGGTTACTATACTTTGAATTTGTGAGCCCTGTATAAAAGCATCAGCTAATGCACCGGTTTGTCTAAATCCAATAAAATCAACCTGACCTAAAGCATCACCGTTTTGTACGTTTGCACCCGCACCTGTGGCTGGATTAGCTCGTGCTTTTAAAAACTGCTGTCTTGGCGCAACAGTAGAAGCAGTAAATCGTAATGATCGAATGTCTGCTGCTACATCATTTAGCATAAATGTATCTAGACATGAAAATGCACCAGTAGCGGCGGCGGTTTCAATCAATAAACTTGTAGCAGGTGATACTGCATTGTCACTTATAAGAAACTTGCCGCCTAAGGTGCGTATACTCCCATCAGCTGGATTACCTATTTGTATATTTTTTGCAGCTAAACCAGTACCTATTAGAATAGTTGAAGCGTTAGCATCGCTATTTAATACTGTATTACCACCATTTTGAGTCAACGATCCGTTTATTGTTGTTGCCAATAACGATGTTACGCCAGCTATTTGTGTAATATTGCCGTTAAATGTAGATGGACCATTTACAGTTAAGCTTAAAAACACACCAGCGCCACCATTAGACAATGTTAGCCAGTTGCTATTACCACCTGTAACAGATGTTAATACATATACGTTATTTAAAGCTGTGTATACCCAAAATGTACCAATACGCGCTTTATCTTGCTGTGTAGGTGCACGGTTAGCAATAATTGAAAATGGTGGTAACGGCTGTAACGCATTACCAATACCATAACCTTGTTGTAATCTTAATGGACTTGTTGCCATAATATCCCTTGTTTTATGTTAATAATTACCCTAGTTAACTACAATTGCTAAGAAACCCATAACTTGTTATTTTGTGGTAAATTGGTGACAAGGGTTACAAGTAAGGGTTACAATGGAGCGAGACAACTTAAAACGCATCACGTTATTTATACCCAACGAGTGGTTTATACAAATCCAAGAGTTGTGTATTATTCAAAAACGCAGTTACTCACACTATATTAGGCAAGCTATATACTTAAAAATCATCGAGGATCAATCAAATGACACGTCTAAGCAATAATGCTCAAGAATTAAAAAGCGTTAATCGTAGGCTAAATTTAGTGCTAATTATGTTTGTAGCTATTCTAGGCAAAGACTTATATGTCAACCGCCGTTCTTATATGCAACATGCCAAGAATATTTTGCAAGGTACCGCCAACAGTATTATAATTAAGGGAGATTAGCAATAATCTTACTTTCTATGTGTGGCAAGGGAGTCTCATGGGACTCCTTTGTTTTTTCTAAGATTGTTGAGGCTGCAACGTAGCGGCTTCGCCTACTTGACGTTTGATAGCAGCTTCGTTTTTACGCAAGAACTTATCAAATGCTAACAATGTGCTTCTAATTGCACCACCGTCATTTTTAGCTGAAGCTTGTATTATGTCAGATATGAGTTTAGCGCCCTGCTCGTTGTTATATGCCCATTTCATGATTTTAGCACCTTGCATAGTCTTATCTACAAGCAAGCCACCTATAGCGGTACCTGCTAATGCACCAGCTTTTTTTACTGTCATAAACGGTAAAGCATACACTGTTGCAGGGTTATTCCTTAACATATTGACAATTTTCTCACCCTTGGCTTCCTGTAAAGCAGTTGTAAAAGGTGAGCGCCAGTTTTGAATACTATACAATTCATTAGCAGCCAAAAAGTTTTTATATGCTTTAGGGTTGGTTTTGCCGGCTTCTTTAAGAGCATTACCTAATACGTCTCTATATTTACGATATAACTGAGCTTCAACAGTAGTACCCTCTACAAAGTTTGCGTTGATATTTTGATACTCTTCAACCAAGTCATTGAATGTAAGTGTTGCACCCTTATCTTTAAGAATATTTGGCTTTGCGGCGTCGCGCAAATTGTCCATAGATTTTTGAATATTTGTTTGTAAAGATCTTTCTTCAGTCGTACCATATTTTGACCGCTTACCAGTAGTTTTCTTTCCAGCTTCTTTGGCTACTTCTTCTAATTTATCAAGAATACCAGGTTGCCCTTTAATAATATTGCCTTCTTTATCCAATTTTATTTGTTGTTTTAATTTTATAGGCACATTTTTACCTTGAAATTGTGTTGTAGCAATAACATCACCTTCTTTTCTAGCATCTCCATATAGCTTCGATGTTAGCTTACCTACAGGTGTTTTAGGGTCTATCCCTCTAAGATAATTATTTAGCGCACCAAAACCTTTTCCAAAAGCTAAATTTGCTACAATACCTGTGCCTAAATTAACATATGGGTCTGTAATACCTGCATCTTCTAGAGCAGCTAATGTTGTACCTGTTGCCATCTGTGTTGCTACATTAGGAATATCGGCACCCCCAAATGCCATCAATGTTGGTATAGACCTAACACCAAACCTAAAGCCTTTTTCTCCGATGCCTACATCTTTATCAGTAGAACCAGGGCTAATATATTCTGCTACCTGACTAATTGTTTTTCTAATAGGCTCAGTTATGTTGCTGAGTTTAAAGTCACCATACAATGAAGCACCAACAAGTTGCGGCAAAACTTTCATTCTTTCAAATAAAGGCATTTTATCAATAGCAGCTTGCTGTTGCTCTAATGGCAACTTGGTTAATTCAATAATTTTTGGATCTGCTATTTTTTGTGCAACAGCACCAACTAGTTGCTCTGGTAGCTCAGGTACATCCAAAGCCCCTTGCGGCAACTGTTCCAATCCGCCTACTATTTGCTGACCATATGTCCTTGCTTTTCTTTCTACAGGAGCTAAATCAGCTATTGCACCCTCTAATGTTTGAGCTTGCTGCATTGGCATACCTAGCTGCCCTTGCATACTCATATCTTGTTGCTGCATGTCCATACCTTGCGGCATCTGTGCTTGCATAGCTTGGCCTGGTTGTGTTTGTGCAACTGCGCCAGATATCATATTACCAACTGAAGATACCGATTCAGGGTGCGCCCTTAAGTAACCAATCAAAGCATTTGCTCGTTGTTCGTTGTTTTTAGCTGTTTCAAGTGCTGATCCTAAGCCAACAAGTTCTGGGTCTTTGAGTGCCTTTAACTGCGCCGCGACGGTATTAATAGCATCTATGTTACCTGTAAATATTTTTGACAGGTAGTTAGTAGCAACGTTAGAACCATAACCTTTTTGTATTAATTTGCGCAAATTATCAATTAAAGGCTTCGCTAAACCTTGGGCCTCTTGTCTTTGATATTGTGACGAGCTTGTAACAGTTTGTATTTCCTTAGGTGTTAATCCTGCTAAATTTGGGTCTCCCAGTAAACCAGCTAATCTTTGCCCTTGCTGTAATTGTGTTTGTCTTTGTATCAATTGATTTAATAACGCAGGGTCAGCCATAGCCAATTGTTGGAGCTGCTGCCCTTGCACGCCTGGTAATAATCCTTGCAACAAAGGTACGTTATATTGAGCTTGTTGCCTTCTCATCAAATCTTGAGCTTTAAGTTGAGCTAATCCTTGTAAACCTTGGGCAAGACCAGCGCCTAGCGATTCTCCTAGTCCTTGTTCTGGTATTATTTGTACTGCCATGTTTCTCCTAGAAATAATTTACGCCCTGTGGTCTAAAAAACCCATCTGCACCAACACCGCCTGCTTGACCAGTTAAGCCACTCATGGCTAGAGCTGGAGCTAAATCTGCTCCGCCGCCCATACCGCCCATGCCGCCACCATATGCCATAGCTAAATATGGCAACGCTTGCAATAAAGCAGACCCACCAACCTCCGCTAACCCTCTTTGTCTTGGCATGTAGGCTGACTCAAAGCTTGGCTGTCCTGCTAGTCCAAGTAATCCCAGCATATTACGCTGTTGAAAAGCTCCTTGCTGAGCTGCTAAGGCTTCTTCTAGGTTGGCAGCTGAACCGCCCAGCTGACTATAAAGCGCTGGGCTAGATAAAGCGTTTTGCCCTAATGAGCTAAACCGTTCTGCTATAGTTGGTATAGCTTGCTGGCTAAACTGACTTCTAGCACGCTGTGCAATTGGCCCAAAATCTAACTGTCCGCCTGGCTGCAAACCTGCCATTAAATTACTAATAGCTTGGTTTTGTAGCTTTTGCTGTTCTGGTGTAAATCTTTGAAACGTTTTGGTCTGACCTTCTTTACCAAACAAGGTTTCACCTACTCCTCCACGCGAGGCTAAACCACTTAACGCAGCTCCGCCTGCTGCTGCGCCTAAATATGGAGCAGCTTGCGCTAAATATGGTAAAGCTGCTGCTAATAATGCTGGTATTGCCATAATAATCCTTTATATAAATATTGTTGTAATATTACCCTAAAGTTTGAGGTACTCAAGCACAACCCATACTTCATTAAAAGCAGTTAAGTTGGTCGTTGTGGTAAGAGTTATGTTGACTTCGTCTACAAGCAAGTCTATTGGGTCTACGCCCGTGCATGGTATAGGCTTATATAATTTAGTAGGAGCTGTGTTAATTGTATTAGCTGCGCCATACATTCTTACAAATCTAGTAGTATCACTTATAACTATTCCATGAGGTATTGTTTTAGCTGCAGCGTTTAATAATGCGCCACAATAAACGATCTTACGGTATACTTGGCGAGGGTCAGCGTTTAACTGATTGTCACTGCTACTAACAGTACCAACAAAATTGGTTATTTCGTTAATAGGACACCACTGTTGACCGTTTACAAACTCGGTCTGTGAATATATCCCACTGTCTTTTAAATTCAATGCTATGGCTATTTTGTTGATGTTTTGGTACAGCCTTAAAAACAACTCACGTGCATCAATATTTTCTTGTGCAGCTTGCAAATATTCATCCCATATTTGCGTGGTATCTATAAACAAACCGACATTATTTTGCTCCATACTAGCGCCTCAATCTTTTTATGCTATATTATTGCCGTATCGTATTTATTCCTGGTGATCTGCCAATTCCTGCTCGGATTGGCAGATTATTTTATAACATCTTTTATAATCATATACACACAAAATATTATGCAGCAGGCTTTTATAAACCTGTGAGCATAAACTATATATATGTAATTATCGTCCATTATTGTAGCCCCGAACTTGTAGGTTGCGCATAAATAATCATGGAGTGCATCTGAAAGTCTTCTTCAATACCATAGCTTGTTGTTGCGGTAGCTGGATCACCTGTTAAAGCAAAGGAAAACGGTTGGTCTTCATCGTTTTGCAATACAATTTGTATAAACTCACCATCTGCGGCTAAATATACGTTATGCCATATTTGATTTTGATATTGTTCGTATGGCGCTAAGGCATATGGAAAAGTCTCAAGTTGTGAGGTACCCAATAACGCATCATTTATTTGCGGAAAACCCAACGTTCTAGCAGTGCCAATATTGTAGTTTACCCGGATATAATTTCGATTTGTTCTATCTACTAAAAAGTTGATACGGCTGATGTAGGCATTATAGTCTTTGCCAACATATAAATTGAAGTCTTTGCTTTCCAGCTGTATTAAACTAACGCGTGCTATAGTCCCTAGTCCTCTATAAGTACCTGTAAAAGTAAACAAAGTTACTACATTATTAGCCGTCTCTAGCTTTCCTGCGGTAATTCTTATTTGGTTTCTATCAACAACCTGAATCACTCTAGCTACAAATCTTGTAATGGTATACAGCGTATTCGGTAGAACAGGTTCAAGATAAGTTACAGCTATTCCTTGTAAATTGTCTATAGCTATATAATCACCTGTTTCAAAATTGTGATCTACGCACCATAGGTATATAGGAGAACTACCAGCTACAGCAGCATTTACTGTTCCAGCTGCACCGCTAACACCAGTAACAGACAATCCAGGCGCGTTATTAGACACATTATAATTCATAATATGCACAAATCCTTGTTGATTGCCACCTAATACCTTAATTGTTTTGACGGCGTTGCTAGTACCAACATTACCAGACCAAACATCTAACGCATTTTCCCAATAAATAGTTGAGCTTGCCCATGTAGCTGGGGGCGCAGGAGCAGTATTACTAGTTTGATAATATCCTAAGAACGTATAGCTGTCTTCTATAAACGACCATGATGTATTGACGTAATTATATACAATCAATCTATTTGGATATGGAAAATTTACGCCTCTATCTACACCTGGATAAGTCCACATAGCTATCTCAGGTTCATAATTTCTAATACCTACAACACGTTCTAAGCCTTGATTTTCATTATGTACTTTAAAAACAAACTCAGGGATTTTTTCATCTATACGAACAACGTTTGCCCCAGTACAGCTATGTATACCAACATTACCAAAACCCAGCACTGTTTTATCAAATGGTATTGTACTAAACGTTGATTCAGCACCTAACTCTGTATTGATTTTTTGCCATGTAAACGGATATATTTGGTTACCTGTATATACAAGCTCCCATGTAGAACGCTCAAAGTAAACAATAAGCCTATCTTTAAGGAACTCGGCGGTAATAATAGCTTCTTGTGTTGCTGCATCTATGGCATTACCATAGCCAGGCAAATCGCCCATAAACGATACAGAGGTATAAATTGCACCAGATGACCCAAACAATGGATTACCTACAGCACTAAAACGACATCTATTAGAAAATACTTGGTCAGCACCATTAACTTGTTCAACTGTGTTGAGTAGTACTAATCTGTTTTTAAACTGCACTATAATTCGTGCTGTAGAGATTTTAAAATTATGGCTGTAATAAACTGCTGTATTTGGTGATGGCGTAAGACTAGGTGCAATATCTAACTGTCCTGTAGCTAAATCAATTGTAGTACCTGGCTGCACTGCACATACTGGAGCAGACGTCAAAGGCAATATTATTAAGTTACCTGTTGCAGCAGGAACAACCAAAGCAGTACTACCAACAATAAAAATATCACCTGGCACAGGCAATGGGTTTACTATAAATGCAACTACAGCACCAGCACCATTTGTTGTGGTTATTTGTGGCCCTTTGCTGTGAAAAAGACTAGGTTTACGCCAGTTGCCACCAACGATAGCATCTCTAAACCGTATACCATCAGTAGTGTTAAAATTAGTAACCCATAGATAGTTTTCACTAGCTGTAACGCCACGATAGTTAACTATCCAAAAAAGTTGACTATCTGTACCTGTCCATTGGTCTACACCACCAGTTAAACGCTGCCAATCACCGCCGCTATAGAAATAGGAAAATTTTGTGTCAAACGCTACTGTTACTTCATCGTTAGTAAATGCCTGTTCAAATTGTCCTATGCCTGTAACAGGTAATGCAGGGTATAAAAAAACTGCTCCAACTACACCTGTAATAGTTATTTCATTTGCTGCAGCACCTACAATTGCAGTTACAGCATTGTCAGTAGTTATCAAAGCTTGACCAACTGTACTATTTACAACAGTCAGAGTAGCGCCACCAACAGCAGCTACTTCTATTTGCATACCTACAGCCACATTTAATGGCAAAGTAATTACACCGCCACCTCCAATTGGTATAGCTTGTATACGCAACCTACTACCATTAACACCGTTGGTCATTAACGTACTGCCTATGCGCTTTCTAACTCTGCCTCGCCAAGCGTAAGCATTGAACATCATTTGAAAAGCATTGTCTGGTAATAACCATGGTTGAAAATTTGTTTGGGTACTTGCCTTGTCATCGGTGTATCCAATTATAAATTTGTCTATTGGCATGTTAATACCCTATAGCTATGTAAGTAAATTCTCTTGGCTGAGTAGTACCAGTAACAGTAACCCCACGAAAAACACCAGTAAATCCATTAACTGTTAAATTACTTGCTTGACAAAGTGCAGCACAATTATCGGGAGTATTAGTTACAATCGAACTTAATATTACAGCAATACATGCAGTTGGAAATGGGCCACCAGATGAAGCACTAAAAGTATAAGCTTGTGTCTTAATGTTTTGATCAGGAATAGTTGTTGAAAATCGTCCAAATTTAATTATTAAACCTGACGGTAAATATGTATATCCATTAATAGAACCTGATTGCAGGATATTTAATAAACTTGATTCAGTAAATGGTATATTTGCAGCTACCCAAGTAGTATTAGAATTTTTTATTGGTATTACAGCCCACATTCTTGATTGTGAATTCGGATCGTTAGCAGCATTTAAAGCAGCATAAATACCTAATGTTCCTCGACCAGTAGCAGCATTAATAGCTGGTGTAAAATTACCCCCAGCAACATAAGGTTGTTGAATCAATGAAACCTTAGCATGCTTACCTTCATTACCTCCTGCACCTGTTATTTGTACATGGTCAACGTTTGTCCAATCTTGAATGGTTTCAAAGTTTTGTAATATTTGGTTTTGACTTGAAGCAATTGTTTGTGCTGCTTGAGGGACGTTACGAGTATATGGCATAATTTTATCCTTTTATAAATTGTTAGAAGTTTCCACCGCCGCTAAAAAAGCCTGGTCCATATGCACCTGCGGCAGTCATTTGCTCAGTATATATTGTCGGAGAGCGTTGGCTTGTTTGCTGTACTATAGTACGGCGCTGGATTAAGTCCATCTGATTTGTAAACTCAGGAATAATGGCTTTAACAGACTCATAGTCCTGACGGTCTTGGAAGACTTTAATTGCAGCTCCATATGCTATAAATTGCCACCATTCATCAAGTTTAGGATTCTGTGTATTAGACAAAAACGCCGTAGGTTGTACAAAGACTTCCATATCTATTTTATATGCTTTGTCAGGCACAGGGCGCACTACAAATTTGCCATCGTAAAACAAAACAGCTTGCGGCAAGCTTGGTGATACTAATACTGTTTCGGAATATATTGGCGCTCCAGCTAACGCTGCTGTTGCAGCACCATTAAACGTAAAGCCGTTAGGTATACTAACTACGCCTGTTAGATAGTTGATTGTACCACGTATAGCTGGATAGTTAGGTTCTTTTAAATTGCCCGATACACCGTTATTAGGTATAGGTTCATCAATCAAAGTTAATGCATTTTGTAACGCATCTACGGTTGTTATTACGACGTTATTGCGTAATAGACATGTAGTAATACTTACACCGCCAGTGTTGGCTTGTTGGGTATTGATGGTAAACGTAATTGCTTGCCCTACGTTGCCGTCACCTGTAGCAGATGTTTGGGCTATAGAGTTTATTTTTGGGTATACACCAAAAAAAGATGTTCTGCTTTCACAAAACCATGATTGATATCCTGCTATAAACACAGGCGGGTGTACAGTAATGTATCTGTTTTTAAAGTCATATAATGGGTTATTTGGCTGACTATCATTAGTGTCGTATGTGTCTACATACGGAGTTGTATAAAAACTAAATGTCTCACGCAAGTTTGCTAGTCGTAAATGTTCCGGAAAATCATAAAGCACAAATGTATTTATATATTCGTCTATCTGTGCGTCTGTTAGTTGGGCGGGCGACAGGCTACGGGTAAGCCGTCTTACTTTAGTTCTAATGGTTTGTAAGTTTGCTGCCATGCTACATCCTTATTATGTAAATTGGTTATAGCTTAGCAAACTTACAAACCAGTTGAATTGTTAATTCAATATATTTCTAGTTGCCGCGTATAAAATGCTGTTAATTTCGCCTGTTGGCACTACCTGTGCAAACTGTTCTGCTCCTACTGGCGTCGTATATGCTGGCATATTAATTGTGTCTATGGGCATAGAAAATGTAGTGTTGGTTAGTACTGTTATAGGTGCTTCAACATGGTTAAGAGGAGTTATGCCGTAACCTTGTGGCACATATAAGCGTACTATTAAACCTGTAACAAACTGGTTATCAAACGAAGTAGTAATAACTACAGGGTTCGAGTTAGTTATGTTAGTTATAATACGCATAGCAGGTTGGAATATTGGCGTAGCTACAGCAAGTATCGGCATCTAGATCCTTTCTACAGTAATAATCTCTTTACTTGGTTGGGCATCGATACCCATAAAGTCTAATGACTGGAAGCTGCAACGGCGTACTTTTTGCCCAATTTTAGCAATAGGCTTACCAAACTCGTCTTGGCTATAAGAATGCACTGGGTAAAAACAATTAGTGTTTAGATGACGTGCTACGCCTAGTGGTAACTCATATATCTCACCATCACGCAACGAATAGTTTTGTGGGGCGTCGCCTTTGTATAATTTTATACTAAAGTCCATGACACCGCCTGGCACTTCGTGAAAGATAAACTTGCCGCTTACTTTTTCGGCATCACGGTTACGTAAGGCTTCCATCTCTTTACTTGTTAACTTTTTTCTTTCCATGATTACTCCCTTGTTAATTGTAGGGAGGGCGCAACCCCTCCCAAATGAATAAGATTATGCGTATTCTTCAGAGTTAAAGCAAGCTCCAACTTTCCAGAATATAACATCCCCTGCTTGACCAGCTGGGTTGTTTGCTCTAGCAGCACCGCCTCTTAGTTTGATACCAACAAAACCTTGGTTTACTGTAGCATCAGCCAAAATGTTAGCATTTTGTGATACTGAGTAAGCTGTGTCTTGACCGAAAGGTATCATCTCTGGCAATTGTGAACCAGCAGCAACTTGTGCAGATGTTGGATAAGCAAAAGCTTCACCGCTACCAACAATGTCGATAGTAAAGCGAACTGATCCAAAACCAGCTAAAGCAGCTGTATTAGCAACTACGCTTGTTACTGTAGCTGATACATAGTTATTTGCTGAACTAGCGCTTAATAAAGCACTAATTCCTGCTCCACAAACAGCAGGTATATCAAATCTAACTTGCTGTCCTACAGTCATACCATGAGGCACAGATGTAGCAACAGTGATTACACCAGCAGCTTGTGTGATGCTAGTAATGATTCTGTTAGCTGGATAGAATCTTGAGCTAATATCAATACGCTGTAAAGCACCATCAGTACCAGCAACGCCAGAAGCTGTAGCTAATGCGTTATTTGCACCCAATAATGTGTAGTCGTTACCAGCAACAACGCTGACAATCATATCTACGCCATAGTTACCAAATACAGGCACACCTAAAACACCAGCAACGTTTCTACCAGTAATACGTACGATATTACCAACAGCAACAGCTACTGCAGCTGTTGTAGCCGCAGATGTTACAACAGGCTGAACTGCGTTTGTTTGTGCAGTAGTTGTGTATTTAATAGATGCAAAGTTAGCAGGGTTAGAGTAATCAATTACTGTAAACATGCCTGCAGGAGCTGTTGTTGCACCGGCGCCATCAATAGCAACACCGTTAGTCATTCCAGTTTGGAAATAAAACTGTAATGGAGCACCAACGCCATTATTAGCTAACATGTTAAATACAGTAATCCAGTTTACACCTGGTCTAAATACAATAGTTTTATCCGCACCGGTAGATACGAAATTACCACGTACTATAATTGTTCCGTCCATAATATCTCCTTATTGTGCTAATGTAGCTCTTAGGTTGATAACCCAGAGATCGTTGGTTATTCTTGGACATGTCGCAAATTTGTAGCCTACAGAAGCGTTCAACGCTAATGGGCCATCATAAATTGGCGGTCTGTAAATAAACGACGCTGAGTAACCATCTTGCTGTACAGTAGCATAAGCTTCCATACCAACGCAGAAGATGTTATACACATCGCTACCATTAACAGAAGCATTTGGACTAATTGAGCCGATGCTTGATACCAAGAATCTAAGGTTGTTTACGCAACCCCACTCGGAACGCAATGCATTTGTAGGAGCTGGGTAATTACTTTTTGATGTAAAGTTATTAACGCCTTCTAGCTCTTTAGTCATGTTTGTATGACATAATGCAAAGTACGCATCACGAACTGGAGCTGTACCAAACTTATCTTCACCTTCGATGTTATCGGAGATTGTATAAGCGTTGTTACCTAGCAACACACGTGTTACTTCTGACACGTCTAACAATGTTAGCTCGGTCGGACTGTCGCCGTTTACGCCACCAACACAGTTAATAAATGATGCTGTTGATGCCAACATATCACGTGTTAACTGATCTTCTGTCTGCTTATTGTTACTACACTTTAAAAAGTGCGGATAAGTCATTTCTGCTTACCTCAGAACCTTTCGTTGTTCTGTGCGGACTATCACATCCCTTACGGGTTTTCGGGTTTAGTCTCTCAGGCTGTATTTAAACTTGCCCCTTGTCGCCATAGCTTTTGCCTTAGGCTTCCAAGTCAATTACCGAAAATTTATACTGCGCCAAATTTAACGCAGTGATACGCCTAGTCGTGCTGCACATTCGTTTAATACCATTCTGTTACTTTATGACCACTTGCGTGGCGGGTAGATCTTCTCAGCCTACCTCTTACAGTTTCCTGTAAGATCAGAGTACCGCATCGTCTTTCGACGTCTCCTCGCTTACTGCGTTCAAGCTGCACGGCATAAAGCCTGCTTGCTCCTTGTTGCCTCCAGCATTATCTGGTAAGGGTTCCAAGACTATCAGAGGAGATTTAGAGACCCCATATTTATTTAATTCGCATAATATTTGATAACATTTATCACGGAAAGCTAACTCTTCTTTTGGTATACCTGCTCTACAGTAACCTGTATTTTTAGCATTTACGCAAAAGTTTAACAATACTTGGGCGTTAAGTTTTTTTGACCTGAGATAAGGTATTATCCTTTGTAAAAAAGCTATGCATTCTTTTTTTGTGTAAATACCAAACAGATAAAATATTCCTTTTTTTGTGTCTCTGTGTGTAGGTACATAGAATTTACCTATATTACAGTTTTCACGAATATAATTTATCCCTCGAGCATCAACCATACCTAAACTAATAACTGGTAAATATCTTGGGTTTTTAACATCTGTACCTTTGTTCTGCATTTGTCTTTTTACAGAAAAAGAACCATCCGTATCCATTAACCCAGCAACATAAGCCCAAAACAACTCATTATCAGTGTTATCTTTTGCTAGCACTGTAGTTATTTTGGAACTTTGACTTACCCAGTCATTAAGCTGAACTATTTCAAGATAAGCTTTTTCTCGTTGCCTTAAAATCTCAGGGCTTAGAATCTTGCCTCTTTCAAATGGATTATTATTTATAAAGTCCAATAAAAGCACAGCTCTGTCTTTTTTTATAACTAAATACGGTATTAGTTTTTCAAGTGCAGGCTTTACATTGCCAGACGATTGAAGCTTCCATGTAGTCAAGGCTTGCCCCTCTGTTCCGTCTTTGCAAATGTGTATTTTACCAGTCATTAAATATCCACCAAAAGTAGTTTGCAATAATTCTAAAAACTCTTTTCTAACCTTACAGCATTGTAATTCTGGTCTATATTGCAGGTTGCGACTTAGCTTAGTTAATCTAGTTAACCCAAAGCTACCATCACCATCCATAACTCCTGCTAAATATGCCATAATTGTTTTTTCGCTTTCCATGTTACTCCTATTGTTTACATATATTTTAATATATATATAATTAACAAAAGAAGCAAGTTAAATTATATGCCTATGGATCTAGGGTCTTGGTTTTGTAATGTCACTTGTTCATTCAGTACGACGTAAGTTCCATAAAACGAAATCTTAGCGTCGATGTCGACAGCTGTCAGGTTTTGTGGTGGTGGAGTAATACCACTGTTCCCCAAAGGAACCATAGCTGTTTGTAATGGGTTATATCTACGCATACGTAAAGTATTACCACCATTACGAGGCATATTTTTACGCATTGCTGGGATATTATGAATCATGTTAGGCACAGGTACTGACAATAATTTGTAACTAAAAGATTGTTGTACCGGTGATGGAAGGATGCTGGTAGTCGTAACTGCCATAGTTTTTCCTTAAATTTATATTAACAAAATTTGGTATAAATTACAACAATTTGTTGATCATTATTCCAAAAAACAATATATTTAAGATGACGAGTCTTCATACAGTCTAATAATCTGGCGAGGATCTATACGGCCATTAAGAAAAGTGAGAGTAGCGAGTTCTCATTACGGCTGGTTTTATTTATAGGGTATTTTATGAAAAATGCAATGATTAATAAACAATTTAATAGTTGGACGGTGCTTAAACAAATAGATTATGCTAAGCCTGGATTATGGTATGAATGCATGTGTGTTTGTGGCAACATATACATTAAAAAAGGTACTGAATTGCGGGCTGGTAAAGGCAAGCAATGTAGACCTTGTCAGTATCGCGTTTTATATGATCCTTTGATTGATATAGGTAAAATATTTGGTTCTTGGACTATAGTTAAATATTTAGGCATACATCGCAAATTAAAGCATTTTGAAACGCGTTGCAAGTGCGGAACAATAGGAAAACATGCTCTTGCTGATCTTAAATCAAATAAATCAACTATGTGCACAAATTGTCATAATCAATTAAACGCTATAAAAAACACAAAGCATGGTTTACATGGCACTCCATTATATAAAGTTTGGAGTAGCATGTTATCACGTTGTAGAAACCCAAGTGACTCGGCATTTAAATGGTACGGCAAAAGAGGGATTCAAGTTTGTGAAAGATGGAATAATTTTGAAAATTTTTTGGCAGACATGGGTGAGCGACCAGATGGGTTAACATTAGACAGAATTGATAATGATGGTAATTATACTCCAGAAAATTGTCGCTGGGTTGACCATAAAACTAATTGTCAAAATCGCATCAAAAGAAACTAGGGAGCAGATTGATACTACTCCCCATAATTTTATAAGTTTTGACGTGCTGCAAACATCTCTTTGACTAGCTGGTCTTTTAACTCTGGCGTTAAACCGTTAGCAAAAGCATTGGCATGACTCAAAGGAGATTCACTTTTTTGTGGTGCAATACTACTCAATGACTTAGGCTTGGCTAAGTTTTGCTGAGCTTTGAGCTTGTCAGCATCGTATGAAGTATCACGATGGATATTTAATAGCTTAATCATCTTGTACGCCATGGCATGGGCTTTATACACATCACCGGTAGCTAAAATAGCATCTGCTACATCTGGATCTACCTCACGCAATCTTTTTTGATTTTCATATGACACTACTTTCTCAAAATCAGGAAAGTCGTTTTTAATGCGCATCTCAGCGTTAGACATGGTCAACCTTTTAAGGTCTTCCTCTCTGGCTTTTTTAAGCGCAGCTAACTCTTTTTTGATGGTCAGCAGATGCCTACCCTCAGCTAAATCGTTCTCCGATAAGCCAAGGTCATTAAGGTCAATATTTTCTTCTGCTGGCTTTGTTGCAGCTTGTCGTTGAGCCAACAACTCACGTGCTTCATCTAATTCACGCTGTAACTTTTCTTTAGACTGACGCAATAACCGCCAATTTTCGTCTTTAACGCTCTTTAGCTCTGCCTCAATAGATTGCTCGGGTGTAGCCTGTATCGTTTGTTGTGGGGCTTCCTCAACGGCCTCTTCTTGTACTTGGTCTACTACTTGTTCTTCTACCATATCAATACCCTCTTCTTGCATTTTTTTAGCTGCGTCTCTGTTCATTTGGTCAATTTGTGATTGTGTTGCTATTGGTAAATCCATAATCTTACGCCTTTATCAATATTGAGTTATCTGCTTCGTTGTTTAACTGCTTGCATAGTTTAAGTAAGTCGCCGTTCTGGTCGGCAAGTACATAATACAACAACCATCTTTCGTCTGGTACTATCTCACCTGCATGCCGTATAAACATTTCGCAGGTGTCTTTGGACGGTAGCACCCATAAAAACTGTATTTTGTCGTCTTTGTGTACTTTGTATACTGTCTGATCGTATTCTGGGGTAGGGCATGACGTACGGCATAAAAAGTAGTTACGCAAAACGTTTTCCATTAAGCGTTCTTTTTTGGTCAAC